TTCCCCTAAACCAAGGTATTCGAGAAGAGCTGCAACTGATTTCCCTGATAATGCCGTTAGCGTGTTGTCCAGCGGCTGCTTACCAGCCAGGGCGTTTGTCATGGTAGTGGCAAAATTAGGATCGTTACCCAAAGCCGCCGCCAGCTCGTTCAGCGTATCTAACGCCTCAGGAGAAGAAGCAACCAGTGCTGCAATTGCCGCTTTGACGAATGCTGTGTTGGCCAGCTGTGTGTCATTAGCCGTTTGCGCAGCGGTTGGCGCTGTCGGCTTACCAGTTAATGCCGGACTGGACAGAGGGGCGTAATCAGCAACCACCGACTTGACGTGTGCCGTTGTGGCCAGTTTGGTGCTGTTATCCGTTTTGGCCTGGGTCGGTGCTGTTGGCGTGCCGGTGAATGTCGGGCTGGCCTTCGGCGCGTACTGGGTATGGGGGTCTGCTGCCGCGACGTGTTTCGCAAGGTCAGAACCGCCTTTTTCAACCTGTTGCTTCAGGTACAGCGTGCGGCTGGCCAGCTGTTTACCCTGACGGTTAGAAATTCCGTCAGGCCCGCCCAGAACAGGGTCGGAGACCTCAATCTGGTAAATGCCGTCTTCCCACTGCGGGGTTTCGGGTAGGTTTGCCATAATTAACTGCTCCCGTGGTTGTAGCTACCGTCATAGTTGACGGTGTTGTTGTAGCGAATGGCGACAGACTGATACTCAAGGCTCGCCAGATGACAGCGGGCCGGAGCAAAGGCAGCGAGCGTCTGACGTAACAGTGCCGCCTGATCGTTAGTAATGGGCTGTTGAAGGATGACGCGATAGACCGCCCAGGCTTCCACATCACCATGGACAAAAAGCCCGTTGTAAGTGTGTTTGCCGTCGTAGCCGATCTGTCCAGTGCCTTCAATCAGATCCACTTCGCCGAAGCCGAAACGGCGGATAATTTCCCGGATTGACCACGGCGTCCCTTTGTAGCGGTGCAGTTCGATAGCGGATTTGATAAGCATGCGGCGTACATCGTCCGACTCCGCAAGCTCCCAGCCATCGCCGAACAGTGAGAACTGCTCGCCCAGCCATGGCAGCGCGGAACTGTCGACGATATCGACGAGATAGACCATCAGTACGCTCAGGTCGATGTTATCCAGCCGCCCGGCCAGTCTTCCCAGCGTTCTGAGGCTGATATCCCCCTCAAGCGGCGGCGGAAGTTGTAGCGGCTCAGCCATCGGATACTCCGGTCATGTTGAGAATAATTGCGGTGCAGTTTGCCCATTCGTTTTCTGCCACCACCCGCAGTGCCGGTGTCACCAGTTCGACCTGATATACCCCGGAGACGGACAGCACGCTGATAATCTGGCTGGGAACAATATCGCGCCCCAGTGTGGCGGTACGGGATGCCACCCAGTTCTGAATGGCACTGTTAGCGTTGTCCTTTACCGAGTTGGCATCCTGGTCGCGGTAGATCGTGATATTGGCTTCAATGGCGTAATCCACCTGCAGAGGCGTTTTAACCCGCACGGTATCAGTGAGCGGTCTGACTTTTTCATCCGAACAGAAACTCTCTACCAGCGTGAGGATGCTGTCGTCCGGCAGGCCGGTGCTGAGCAGCGGATACAGCTCTACGGTGCCTGGAACCGGGGAAAGCACGGCAACATCGACGATGTTGGGATGGGCCTGCATGGCATGAAAGCGGTATGCCATACGGCTTCCGGCGTTAGTGAATGACTCCGGGGCAAGTTTGATACGCTCGCGGAGCCTGTCATTATCTTCCTGCTCAGAACCGCCAGAACTGGCCGCCAGATTGGTCACCTGCAGGTCGACGTTATCAATCTCATCAAGCAACTGACTGACCTGCGCAGGTTGCCAGCCGTTGCCAGCGGCTCCCGGTTCGGTACAGGTGGCCATGGCATTGACCAGAAGCAGTCCGGCCTTTAACACCACGTCCGTATCGGTGGCAAAAATAATGCTGTCGGAAGCACTGACGCGGGTTCCTGCCGGAATCAGCACATCAATGGCCAGCGCCTCATCCACGGAGAACTGGAGCGTGGTGGTGGCAGGCTGCGCGGCAAGACGGTATACACCGACCAGTTCACCGAGGTAATCAATCATCGGCTCACGGGCAAAGGCGACCAGATTCTGTTTGGCTGCTTCCTGCGCCGCGACCCTGACCAGCATTTCGCGGTAGGCCCACAGGTCAATCAACAGACGCTCAGCCTGAGCGGGGTACAGCGTTTTACCGGTTGCGGCTTCGTACTGTGCAATCATTTCAGCCGTGATTTTGTCAGCATCACGTTCAATAAAATCGGGTTCTGTCAGCGCCATAGCAACTCCTGAGTCCGGGGCTGTCCGTCAGAGCCTTTCCAGCTCACCCGGAGCGTAAGATGTTCGCCATCGACGGCGGGTTTAACCGACATAAGCTGGCAGCGAGGCTCCCAGCGCCGGATGGCATCGACGGATTCGCGCACCACATGCGGGATAGCCCGGTCGATGGGCCAGTCGATATAAAGATGCAGATTGCTGCCGAACTCCGGGCGATGCGGGTCGCTGCCGCGAGGGGTTCGCAGGATGATTTGAATGGCCTGCCAGATATCATCCAGCCCCCGGACGATTTCGCCGGGAGCCTGCAGAGCCGGTTGCCAGAATACTGAGGTTGTTTTCATGGGGGCAGTATTGCCCCTGTGCGGGAACGCCGATATTAAAGGCGTTTAAGAAGGTCAGTGAGAGTGATGATTGGAGTTCTGGCCGTCAGAGAGCATGCTGCCTGTCGAGTGGGCATTGCCGTTGATTTCAAGGTTGCCGTTCACCGTGGTGGTGTCAGCGGTCAAATCAATGGTTTTCCCCTTCAGGCTGATACCCACCGCAACTTCGATCACCACATGCTCAATACCGCCTTTGACTGTCAGCGTATGTGTCGCGCGGTTATAGCTGAACTCTGCGTCATCCGCGTATTTCGTGCCCCGGACGTTTTTGTCGCTGAACGGCGGTTTATCGACTTCTGAGTACACCGCGCCCAGAATGACACCATCCTCGCCGTTGGCATCGAGCAGCACCTCAACCTGCTCCCCCACGTCAGGGAGCCAGTAATCCTTGTTATCCTGGGTATTGCGCTGCAGCACGTTAAGCCAGTTAGTGCGCAGGTTATCGCATTCCGGCAGACGAACGCGGGCCTGAACCTTGTCGGCATCGACGGCGCTGACCGTACCGACCTGACGGGTGACGCCTGTCATTATTTCTTCTCCTTTATTACCGTGGACGCGCTGCCGTCCGGTTTATAGACGGTCAGCGTCTGGGTTTTTCCGGTCTTTTTACCTTTCTTCGCTTTGCCCTGCGTAACCGGCCCTCGTGCCACTTCCAGTTCGGTGATGTAGCCGCTGTTACGGTCAAACGCATGGCGGGCAGTAGTTATCAGCCATGGCCCGGATAACTGACCAAAGCCCACCAGTTCAATTTTGTTGCCTGCAGTCAACTGAGGCGTCCCCATCAGCGTCAGCGAGCCGTTCTGCTGGTATTCGTTATGCCTGGCCAGCGCCGAATCTGCTTTAATCCGGGCGCTGTCCGGGTCACTGACGCGGCTGTTGACCTTCAGTGAGTCGGCACTGGTGACCTTACCGCCTTTGGTTTGTTTGTCGCTTTCGCTGGTACCGCCATCAGCTTCATAAACGATCAGCTTTTTATCGCTGCTCTTCTGGTGTTTTACCTTCGCGGATTTGTAGACGCGGTTGATGGTGTCACGCAGGGAAAAGCGGGCCACATCCTGCGGCTTTAACTGCCTGACCGGCTCCTGACCGCGCAACGTGGCAAGATGAGAAAAAACCAGCTGGTCGCTGACCACTTTCACGGCATAACCATACTCGCTGGCCAGTCGGCGCAGGAAGCCCACGTCCGTTTCAGCATACTGGGTCACCCGGTCAATTTTGATGGACTCAATACTGCCAACCAGCTTCAGTTGATGCTTTTTGGCAATCCGTCCGGCGATAGCCGCCAGCGTGGTGCTCTCGAAACCACGACTGGATTTAGTCCGCAGGGCGTTGTTGACCGACGTGGCCACGCCCCGGATAGCGACAACGGACGCGGGCGAACTCACCTCGATCTCGTCTATCGAGAACGTACCGCAGGACAGAAGCTTCTCGCCCTGATAGCCCATCTTTAGCGTCAACGTGTCGCCCTTGCCCGGATACCACTTATCCAGCCAGCGACCATCGGTGTCGTCCAGTTCCAGCTCAATGGTATCGGACTCGCTTTTGATGTTATCGCTGTAGGTTACGCGGGTGACATAGGGGGCGATATCGGTGGTGATGTTCTTCTGCAGATACCACAGTGTGAACACCGGACTCAGAACATCGCTGACGCCGGTTAACGCTGATGCGGCTTGTGCAGTGCTGTTTATCTCAGCCATGGGGCAATATCCTCTTCTGTGGTGGCTTCTTCAGCCTCGATAACCGGAATCAGTAACAACAGCCCGGAGGGCAGCACCGGCGTGATGGCCACATGCGGATTGGCGGCAATTATCCGGGGATAGCCCAGAGGGTCGCCGTAGTACTGCCATGCGAGAGAGTCCCAGCGCTCTCCGTCACGGGTGACATGTTCAAGAAACATCACACACTCCTCGCCAGTATTCTGGCTGCCATGGTGCTTAACCCCGGCGACATACGGGTGAAGGTGGTGCTGGCGGAGTTAAGCTGCCCGGAAACGGCATCCAGCGCCGCCGCGATATTGCTGCCGTCCACTCCGCTCAGCGAAGACTGTGCCTGTTGTACATACGTGGCCGCATCACTGGTGGCTCTGGCCAGACTGATGGCATCAGGCATGGATTCAGAGAGCGCATTAAATGCCGGAATGCTCTGACCTAATGCCCCGGATACGTTGCCCAGCCCACTCATCAGCCCCGGTACGCGGGTCAGTGCAACGGCGGGGTTATCCTTCATTTTCTGCGCCACCCGAACGGCACTGATGGTGGTCTGGAGAACAGACTGCGCCTGTTTGGCATAGTTGACGCCGTCGCGAACGTACTGCGCCACCCCGGAAGGTGAAGGAACGGCACCGGAGACCGCCCCGACGCCGGGAACCGTTGTGCGTATCGCAGGAGGCTGTAGCGGGTTTTTCGGGTCGCCGATGTACTCCCGGAGAGACGCGGTGGCATTGACAGCCAGCACGTTGCCGGTGCTGTCGGTCTGCTCGCTGGTCGCAGTAACATCGGTAATCACGAACCAGCCGCGATAGTCACCGTTGCCGAAGACCAGCGCCAGCGCCTGATGGGCCTTCATGGCTGTTCGCAGCCTCGCCAGCTCCACGTCGGGCACACAATAGTGCTGATGGAAGACCAGGCTTATCTGGATCTCGTCCAGCTTATCGCCAACGAACTGCAGGCCGGGCTTACCCTCGATGCGGGGATGCTCCGCATAATCGACGCCGAACGTGGCCTCGAAGCCATCCCAGTAGGTAATCAGTTCAAACTCAATATCACCCAGTACTGCAAACATCAGCTGTACCTCCTGCGTTGTTGCTGAGCCAGCAGACGCTCCAGCATTTTCTCCAGCTCATGCAGGCTCATATTCAGTGCGCCGGTCAACCCGTCAGGCGCTGCGGTTTCTTTGCCATTGAGGAAAAACTGGGGATTAAAGCTGACCTTAATACCACCAGATGTTCCGCCACCGGATGCAGCTGCGCCACGGTCTGAATATCCCGCAGCCATAATTTCCGGCGACGGGATACGGGGAACATCCGGTGTCATTTCATTCGCCAGACGTTGTCCTGGTAAAAGTGATGCTCTGGTGGAGAGCGGGATAGCTGACATGGAAGACAAACTATTAATCACGGCTCCGAGCGCATTTTTAGCAGACGACATAAACCCATTGATATCGAGCGACGGCATGCTGAAGCGAACATCTGAAGTGTTATCCAGTATTTTTGGTCCCTGAATGCTAACGGGCATTTTTGGGAGCAGTTCACTGGCCATTCGCTGCCCGGCCAGCGCAGCCTGTGGTGTCGTGCGTTGCAGGCCGATAGCGGCTCCCTGCGCGATGTTGTCACCAAAGCCCATGAATACCCGGCTTGGCGAATGGATACCCAGCTTTTCTTTAAACCAGCCGCCAACGCTGTCGCCCATGTCTGTGACGGTGGTTTTGAGCGACTCCCATTTGTTTTTGATGCCGTTAATCAGGCCGTCGATAAGATGACCACCGAAGTCGGTGAACTTCGCTGGCAGATCAACGCCGAGATATTTCAGCGCAGCCGCAAAGGCTTTATAGAACAGACCAACCGGCGACCAGTTAATCAGCAGCTTACCAATCCCCACGATACCGCCGTTAAATGCCGTCTTAATACTGCCCCAGATACCAGAAAACCAACCTGTGACGCTGCCCCACGCCGATTTAATACCGCTCCAGGCACTGCTAAACGCAGAGGTGACCTGCGCCCACATTCGTTTAAAGAAAGCAGAAATTGGCCGCCAGTAGCGGTAGATCAGATAAGCGGCCATGGCTACGCCAGTGATGATTAGTCCAATGGGATTCATCAGCAGCGCCCGACCTATGAAGAGAACGGCACGACCCGCGAGCATTAGTCCACGAACCAGCCCACCACCGAGCACGCGGGCCAGTGTTCCGGCTCCTTTGGCGACCGTGTTGAAGCCGGTCACCAGCCAGCGGAGTTTGCCGCCTTCACCCAGCGCGAGCGATAGCCGCAGCCAGTTGGCCCGAAGGAGCACGGCGTTTTTCCAGACATTGACGAAAGGGGAAATAAGAAGATTCAGCCCGAGCTTGAGGCCGATGGTGGCCATCTTGAATGCAAGTAATGCACCGATTACCTGGATCGTACCGCTCACGAGTTGCGGATTAGCCGCGATCCATTTCCCAACGCTGTTCATTATTGGGATGAACGTTTCCCCTAACTGGATCAACGCCGGGCGTAATGATTCACCGATGCTGATAGCCGAGTCGTTAAAGCCAATCTGTGTTCTGCGCCAGCGCCCTTCGAGCGTATCATTCTGTTTCGCTGCATCCTTGTCCAGAGTAGCCATTGCCGAAGGCGTATTCATTTCCTGCTTGTTAGACTGGTATTTATCCCAGCCCTGACGCATCGACAGCAGATGGTTGACGGTCTGAATATCAGTAAAGACTTCCGCCAGCCCGAAGGACTCCATCAGCTTTTGCTGGCCTTCCTGATCACCTCTTGAGCCTGCAGCTTTCCATTGCTGTACGAATGCCTTGCCTTTACCGTCGATAAATCGATTGGCAATCATCAGAGAGGCTTCATATTGAGAGAGACCCTGGGCTACATAATTTTGCATTGACCCCTGGTAATCCACGCCAGCCTTAGCGTATTTCTGCGTGGTATCTCCGCGTCCCATTGCCGCCAGCCAGTTGGACATATTGGTGACGGCTTCTTCCGCTGAGCCGCTGCCTTTACCCACTTCCAGACTGGCGACGATCTGGGTTATGGCGTCTTTACCGTAAATACCACGTGCAGCGAAGGCTTTGGCCATACCGGGTAACGCTTTCGCCATATCCTTCAGCTCAAACGAACCGAGCTTGGCCCCGGTTGCCGCAATCCCAAACGCCTGCTCCAGCTCTTTGGCATCGGTAATTTTCAGCGCATCACTAAAGGCATAGGTCATTTTGGCGAGGTCAGTCATATCCGCTTTGGTGGCCGTGGCCGCTTTACCCAGCATCCCGGCAAAGGTCGCTGCCTGCTGCGGATTCATGCCATCGGCAACCAGTTGGCCAACGCCACCCAACAGAGATTCCTGGAGCTGATTGACCTGCAGAGATGCCCGACGAATGGCAGTACCGATGGCCTGTTCCTGCCTTGAATCCAGATCGCCGGTGACACTGATATCGCGTAGCTGAGATTCAAACGATGAATATTGTTTGACAGAGGCCATGACCGGTGCGCCCAGCGTTCGGGCGATACCGTAAGTCTCTGCCCCCTGACCATAGAGCGCCATACGGTTGGATTTAAGCGCATCACTGGTGGCCGATACCGCCGACAGACGGCGCTGCTGGCGTTCAATCTGCTCCATTGTGCGACTCACGCGCAGCAGATCGCTGTTGAGGCGTTGCATCCGGGAAGAACCCAGCTGACCATAGCGTTCTGTTGCACGGGTTAAAGCGTTCTGACGCTCCTGAAGGCGGCGTGACGTATCGCCGAGAGAGTCAAGGGCGCGTCGGGTACCGCTGACGGCAGAGCGAAAGCTGCTTCCAACAATGCCGCCAATGATGACGCCAACTGAAAATTCACTGGCCACGGTGGTTATCCTCTGAAAGCAAAAAGACAGGAGGGAAATGATGGGGAACCATAAAGAACAGCCGCGAAGTGCGGCTGCTTAGGGCTGGAGAACTACTGATTGTCGCCGTACTCGCTTTTGATTTGCTCTTCAGCCTGATCCAGCCACATTTCCAGATCGTCAGTATCGAGGGCATCAATCTCCCCTGGCTGAAACCTAAACCACCTCGCCAGCAGCCCCTGCGCCTGCATCAGCGTCTTCGTTGCCCTTGCCCAGCCCAGTGATTTGCTGAAATCGTTTCTGTAGATCCAGATAATCCGCTAAATCCATATTATCCAGGTCTTCAGGAAGCAGACCGGTGCTGCGGGAAATCAGTGGTTCATCCCAGTCATTCGGGTCTTTGTGGACTTTTTTAACCTGCTTGAGGTCTTTAACCGTCAGGCGTTTAAGGGTGAGCTGGGGGATTGATTCACCCGCCGCTGTGGTGAAAGGGTATTTCAGAATAAAGAGTTCAGCTTCAGATTTGGTTTGTGACATGTTCGTGCTCCTGTGTAAGTTCAGAGCAGTATGTCCGGTAAGGAGGGCGACAGATATTAAAGGGGATTAAGAAGAAAGGGGCCGAAGCCCCTGTTATATCAGTGAGTGCGAAACCCCTTGCAGTTGCGCAGGAACGCAATGAGTAGCGCTTTTCCTTCGGCTTTACCGATGCCAGTGAACCAGTGGTCGGGTGGCGTCCAGGCTTCAATCAAATCAGCCAGCTTGCGGGCCTTTGAACGGGTACAGTCAATCGGATCATTGGTTTTGCGGATATTAAAAAGGTTTTCCACCCCCGGAATATCCAGAATGGTGAACCAGGTACCATTCCCCATGCCAATAGAACCGCAGTTCCCGCCTTTGTCTTCAATCTCGACGGTCACCGTCAGCCCCCGATATTGATGCGGTAGTCAGTCAGCTGGTCAACGCCGCCGACGCGGAAGATGTTGGCCAGATAGTCCAGCTCCAGCAGTTCTTCACCGTCCAGCACCTGCTTGATGTACGTGCAGGTGAAGCTACTGGAGAACTCAGCATTCTCGTGCTGCTTGAACGTTCCCAGCGGGTTCTTCTTGAACATGATCGTCAGGAAGGTGACCAGTGGGATTTCATCAATCAGTCCCTGCGAGCTGTAGCGCTGCACGCTGGAGCGGCACTGCAGGGCCAGCGATTTATACGGATTTGCGGCAGACAACATGGCATCGCGATAGAAGCTGTTCCACTTGATCTCGCCTTCCATTTTGTCAAAGCCTGCCGGGAGTTCCACCTTGCCCACCATCCCCAGCGCTTTGTGCTCCTGCATGGTCATGGACACGTCAGGGAGTTTGACCTCCTCGGCCCGGCCCAGCAGGTTAGCGCCATCGAGATAGATGTTGGCATTGGTGATGCGGTTGATTTCAATCTTTGCCATCAGCTATTCCCCTTCAGGGTTAACAGGTATTCCGAGGTGATCTCGGTCTCAAACGTCAGTCGCTCCAGCGGCGGTGGTGGCGTGTATTTATAGCTCAGCAACAGGTGACCGGCGGCCAGTTCCGTCTCTTCGTTACGGGCCGGATCGAACCAGCATTTAAAGCCCAGCAGCGCCCCGTCGCCAATCAGCTTACGACCATAGGCGTTGACCGATTCCGTCAGCGCATCAATCAGTGCCTGGGTGATGGGCATATCGATGTATTGCTGGCTGAAGTAGCGCAGGGACTCGTTGATCACATCGCCAGTGCGACGCACGTTCTCGAAGTTGCGCATATGCGTCACCGTTGGCCATGCTGCCATACGGTTGCCCCACAGACGCAGGCCGCTGCCGTAGCTGCTGAAGACCGTGGTGATACCCTGTTCGTTAAGCAGGTTCACCTCGCTCTGCGGGTCGTCAATCATCGCCGACAGCTGACGCTCCACACCGGTGATGCCCATGATTTCCTGGTTGGATGAAGACCACCAGTAACCCTTATCCAGGTCAACTTTGGCACGCAGACCGGCAGCACGCTGGCTCAGTGGTTCCAGTCGTTCGCTGTTGGTGGCCGCGTCATAGACCTTAACGTGTGGATAACAGAGACGGACGCGGTCGGAGCTGGTGTTAAAGTTGATAGTGCCTTCCGGGCCACGTCCCGTCAGCGCCTGCGCAAAGGTGGTGCCAATCGGTGCGTCGATGTAGGTCACCGCCCCCAGCTTCTCAGCCATGGCGATAAGCTCGACAGAGACGCTGTTCTGGGTGCAGAACACAGGAGCAATCAGGATTTTGGCGAAGTAGCCAAACAGGTTGAAGCTGTCATTAAGCAGCTTCATGCCGGTACGGTTGCCCGCTGCGTTAACAGCACCGATGATGTCAGCCGGGGTGACTTTGGTCGGGTCAGCATGGTTATAGCTGGCCGTCGCGGTTGCGCCCGCCGCAATGCTTTTCCCGAGGCTGGTAATCACGCCGCTCTGCGCATCAAGCGAGTAGTCTTCACCCTCGACATAGGGCTGACCATCGCTGGCCGGTTTCAGTACCAGCTGCGCGACCACTGGATTAGCCAGCCGGGCTTTGCCCGTCGCTTTATCGAACGTTACATCTTCATCGGCTACAGCGGTTTTATGCACAGCTGGATCAAGCACGTTAATCACCAGAACAGTGCCTGCGCCATGGTCGTAGATGGCATCCAGCGCCTGCGGAATGGTAAAGCCAGTAAGCTGGTTGCCAAAGACGGAAGCATCTTTCTCAGACAGGCACTGCACCAGCGTATTGACGTCACCCATCGGGGCGGTACCAATCAGACCAATAACAGCGGACTTCACCGTCTTAACCGGGCGGGCACCGTTTTCGACCTCAATGGTTTCGACACCATGCAGATAGTTAGCTGCCATGGGAGTCCTCCGTTTTCACATCGTTGTCGCCGCCGTTCTTGCGCTTTGGTAACTGAGGCGCGGGTGTGCTGGCGGGTTTGGTTTCTTCAGGCACCGGCGTCAAATGCTTCAGCGCCACCAGTACCTTCACATAGTCATGTTCCTCCGGCAGGGTGACGTTCTTCCCTGACCAGAGCAGGATTTCGGTTCCGTCCGACAGCGTGACGCCGCTGGCCGGGCCGGAATAGCGGTATTCTTTCATCACTCGTTTTCCTCATAATTCACTTCGGTTAACAGCGGGCCGGACGGTAAGTCGCTGTCTTCGATAAAGACGCTTTCCGTTGCAAAGTCGAGGGCGTACTGCCACAGCCCCTTGACCTCACCGATAAACACCTCGCGGGTGAGCCAGATACGGCGGCGGCAGTTCGGCGGGGTGTAGCCGCCGAGAATGCGGCGCACCACGTCGAGCACATCCACCGCGCCCTGTTTACCGTTGAGCTGGCGGAAGACCACCGTGACGCACAGCTGGATGGTCTGAGGCTGGATCACCGCACCGATATCATTGGGCTTGTCGAAGCGCGACCCGGCATAACTCACCAACAGCGCTCCCTTCGGATGGTTGAGGCGGTATTCCGCTGGTTTTTCCGGGAAGTATTCCACCGCAAGCGTCGGGAGTTTTTCCCTAAGGCGGGCGACAACCGCGTCAATAACGGGCAGAACGTTCATCAGTATTTCTCCAGTAAGCCATCGCGCCCGCCAAAGGTGGGACGGCGTGCCCGTGCCCGGATTTCGCCGGACTCAGGCACATCTTTCTGAGTCGACTGCAGCCCCAGCGTGAGTTTCCCGTCGCGAATGGCCTCCAGTTGCCGTCGTGCTTCCTTGTTATCGTCCTTCACGGTGTCAGGCAGGTCACCTTCAGGACGGCGGACGTACAGACGGTATCGGGTCAACGTGATGGCAATGTCCCGCAGAACGGTCGGCACTTCCGTCAGCGGCAGGGTATAGCGCCCACGCAGGTGGGCATCTATCAGTTCACCGGCGTAGCGGATGCAACTCTCAACCACGGTAGCATTGACCGGAGGTTGCTCATCAAAGCCAACCGACTCGTTAGTCAGCTCAATGAGCGTCCTTTCCGGTACCTGCTCAAGCAAATCCGCCAGGGTGCAGTACATGTCACACCCCGCGCAGGATGCGGATAACGTCGCCTTCTGCCAGCGCCTCATCCAGCGCAATCCCGGCAGAAATACCCGCTGGGGTGTCGCCCGAAGCGGCAGTCTGGGGAACTGCGCAGGCGTTGGCATCGGACTGGACATTCTGGCCTTTTGTGACAGCCGCGCCGACTTCGACGGCGACGATACCCAGAACGTTGACCGGGGTTAAATCACCGGCAGCGGCATCAACTTCTGCCACACCGAGTGCCACAGCACCGGCCTGACAGGGGGCATTATCGGCACCGACAAAACGCTGCTGGGTTAGCGCCGCACTGGCCGTAACGGTGGTGGTCAGAATGACCTGCTGAGTGGTACCCATGACGCTCTCCTTATTTCACAATGTTGGTGACGAGATACCCGGCATCACCGCCGACCACGGCGACTTTGTAGATATCGGTATAACGGCAGTACTTCACCTTGCCGCCGACGCCGTCGTATTTGTCCGCCACCGGCATGCCCTTACGACGCAGGGTATAACCGAACGATGGTTCGTTTTCGTCGGCACTGTCGGTGCCCGGCTGGGGTTTACCGACGTAATGCAGCATCAGGTTATCGGCCCAGACATCGGTCGGGGTCTTGTCCTTATTCTGTGCGTCTTTCATTGAGGCCATGGATACCGGCTCACCGATCACCACGTCTTCCAGCTGGAAAAGGTCTTTCAAAATCTCGATGGTGATGCGTTTGCGCTCGTTGGCTCCGATCGCGGCCTGGATCGCCGGATGGAACTTCAGCAGTGACATGACGCTGGCACCCATGGTCATCAGGTTCGGGCGCAGGCCTGTTTTGTTACGTACAGCCTCGATACCGGCTTCGATGACGGTGATTGGATTACCCTTGCCATCCACCCAGCGTTCAGCGGCAGCCAGTGCTTTAACGGACGATGCCGGGTAGACGTTTTTATCCTGGGCCAGGCGGGCTGCGTACAGTTCACGCTTCAGGTTGACGCCGCTGGTGACGCGACGAATGGCTTTGGCTTCTTCGTTGAACATTGACTCCGCCTGCTCGCGATAGTCCACCGGCGCGGCCAGATCGTGCTCATTAAGAACCAGATCCAGTTTGCCGGTTTTCTCACGTACCAGGACGTTGCTGTCAGCTCCCACGGCACGCTCGGTGTCGTACTCCACAAAAGCCGATTTACCGAAGGTCGGCACGGTCACGCCTTCCTTGTCGGTCTGGACAATCGGGAAGATGTGCTCACCGATGAACGCGGCATTTTTATAGCCGCGTGCGATGCTGGTCAGCACCGGATCAACGACGCGCTTACCCTTTAAATAATCAGACATGCTCTCTCCTTAATTACAGGCAGCGTGAGACAGCAGCGTCGTAGCTGATGCCTTCTTTTTTCGACAAATCCAGCGCTTTCTGATGCAGCGCCAGACGCTCTGGGTCGGCTTCAGCAAACTCTGCTGAAGACGTTGAAACACCGGTATCCACACGGTCTTTGGTTGCATGCTCGCTAAAGTTCAGCACCGGTGCCGAGCCATCCAGCAATGTCTTGAACGCCGTGGCAAGCGGTGTGCGGGTGTCGCCTTCGGCAAATTCCACCGGCTTATCGCCAGCAGAGACCGCATCCAGAATGGCGACAACAACGGACTTCGCTGCCGGGGCCAGTTGACCGCCGCTTACCAGTTTCTCAGCGTAGGAAACGTTGTCAGCGTGCAGCTTCTCCTGCTGACTCTTTGCATCCAGTTCGGCTCGCTGGGTGGCCTCAGCCTTCAGGCGGGTGTTTTCCGCCTGAAGGGCTTCAATTTCTTCTTTGGTCATCGTGTCGTTCTCTTGTTGAGGGTTAGGGTTTGGTTCGCTGAAGTCCGGCACGGCCTGCACCGGCTCGCGGTACGCTTCTTCGCGCAGGGAATCAACCTGCCATGACGGAAGTACCTTGTCGGTTTCATCCAGCCCGAACTGGCCGATCAGAAAGTCACGCAGCCGTCCCCAGAGAGAGGCATTGGTGATATCGCCCCAGTCGGCAAACTCGACGACGCCTTCTTCTGACTCGCCAAATGACACCTGCTTCAGCCCCTTAATAGAGGGAGGCTGCGCCCCCAGAAAACCGACGTGGCGAAGGTAAAGCGTGCCGGGTTTCGGGTTATTGGGTGAATCAGGGAGATAGAACGAGGCGGAAACTTTCTTGAAACGCCCGTTGCCTACCAGCTCGGCAAACTGCGGGTCGAGCTGTTCAGGCTCGGCCAGCAGGTCAGCGCCGCTGAGTGACAGGGATTTCACCCAGCCCCACGCCGGGTCTTCCGTTTTAGGGTGACCAATAACGAGCGGCGCTTCATGGACGGACGGGTCATAGGCTTTTACGCAGGCGGCAAGGTCGCTTTGCGTGAACGGCAGTTTCGTGCCGTGCATGTCGGTATGAGTACCGGCTTTGAAAATATGAATGGCTGACATTTTGCTGTCCCGCGTGATGTTGTCGGAGACAGTTTGTGGAAAAGCCGCGAAGAGCGCTTTTAATCTGCTTTAGAAAAAATAAGGAGGGATACGACAGAGAGAGGGAAGCAGGAGCGATTAAAGCCGTAAACGAGGGGGCTGTAAACCTTTATAAAGGCTTCGGGGCGGGTAACGCGGTAAATCGCCCGTCCCGGAGGGTTAAAATCAACGACGGGCCGCAGATTCAAGATGACGCACAATCGTATCGAGAATGGGAACGACCACATCAGACTGCAGCTCACCGTCCCCGGTCATCGGCAGGAACGGGCGGGCCGGAAGCTCAACGGACTCATTGCGCCCCGTTTTACCACCGAACTGGTGAATCGGGCCATAAACGACGTTGGTGCCAACCGCTGCCTGCCTGTCGTCATGGTCGGTGGTCACTGACCCCATCAGCCGCCCGGTGAGTTGCAGCGTCTGACCATCACGATCCTGCGCGGCGAGCGACGGCGTCCAGCCCGGACGGCCCTCATCCAGAAAGTTAAACTGCGTTTCCGCCAGCAGGGTTCCGGCGATTTTGCGCATCGCAGGCTCCAGGTCTGTGGCGGCTAAATCCAGCGCCCGCAGGCTCCGGCGCAGGGATTCATCGTTAATGGTGATGTTGACCAGATTATCGGAAGCCATCGTTATCCTCTCAGTTCCCGCTGTGCCAGCGGTTGTAGCGTGCCCTGATACCGGGCAAGGTCAGGACGGTAGGCCGCACCCGGCGCATAAGACCAGCCGACGTCGGTGGCCACCTTCGTGGTACCGGTGTTGAATGTGGCCACCTGCTGCATCTCGCCGGTTTTCTCCGACACCAGCTTCAGCTCCCAGCCCATAGCAGAACCTGAATTCACCACCTTCAGACCACGGGCGCGCACGTCTGCCGCGCTCAGGGCAATCACCCCGCAGCGACAGCGCCAGCCGTTCGGCGGGTAGAACGCCTGCCAGAACGGGTCATCATAACGCAGCACCAGATTGTGAAGCAGCAGATGCGCCTTGCGGGTATGGCTGTCGTTGATGCCGGTATACATCCAGTACGGCCTGTCGTCGACGTTCTCCATCTGTTCGGCCCAGCGCCCGGCGCTGTAGAGTACGGACGTATTGGTACGAAAAATGGTATCGAGACGCCACGGGCTACCCTGCTGGATAGTCACCGGCTCACCCGTTACCGGGTCGGTGGTGTCACGCGGCCCCCACCATCCCTTACGCTGCAGCTCCGGCTCCAGCTCCTTTCGGAACCAGCGGTCTGTCTTCCCTTCGTCCAGCGCCTTCTGCAGGGCGCTTCGGATATCCTCCAGAATATCAAGGCGGGTCACTTTGGCGACGGTAAAAGCGCGGGCATGCGCATCCTGCCACATCTCTTCCCAGTCCCAGGTGATTTTATACCCTTTGGATTTCAGGTAGTTGATAGCCCGCTTCGGGGGAAGCGTCATGCAGTACGCCAGCTCAGCCGTTGTTACGCTCATGCAGACGCCCCCAGAGTGTTGAGATAAACAGGATACGGGCCAGCCGCTCCTGCAGGTCATCCGCGTTCATCTGCGGATACAGTTCGGCCAGCGCACCCAGCAGCTCCGAGGGGTTAACACCGCCCTCAACCTGTTTAAACAGCGGGGCCAGCACCGGCTCAAGCACGCCGTTTAACGAGCCGCCGTTCATCAGAATATCCAGTGCATCATCCAGATCCTGCTGAGCCTGAATATCGGCATCAATCGCCTCGGCGAACGACAGCGGCAGTATGTTGTTCTTCTGGCGTTCTGAAGGCGGTGTCTCGTCAATATCACCGTCCAGCAGCTGGTACTCGCGTTTGAAGTATTGCGGCGTGAAGACCACACCGGCGCGGCTGAGTTTCTCATCGCGGGTGGCCTGCGTATCGTCAACGGTTCCCTGTTCCCACATCTTCCAGACGGGGCTGGCCACATCGCCAAAGTTCAGCGAGACGGCCTGACGGATAACCTGATTCACTGCACTCACCACAATCTCGGCGTCGGCATCGCGGATATCACTGGTGACTTCCAGCCCGGCCTGCGCAGAGGCGCGGTTGCTGTTCGCCTCCGTGGTCTGGTTCTGCCCCAGCAGGGCAATAGAGATTTCACTGCGGGCGAGCGTAATCAGATTCTGATAAATATCGCTGCTGTCGGCTTTGCCTGCGGCCTCTTTGATTTCGATAGAGGAATCGTCAGGAATAGCCGCCACGGCGTCCTCGACCATGGCTTCCATGGAATCCAGCAGCAGGTCAATCTCGCCCTGAGCCGTACCGCGTGGATGCTTACCGATAACCCACGGCGAGCCAAATTTCTCGGCAAAGCGCACCCAGAACTTCATCCCGCCTTTCTTGAACGTCACAGGCCAGAAGCACATCGACAAATCAGGGAAGCCATACGGGTTGTCGTAGGTCGCATCCTGACGCGGTACCACGAATTTATTCAGCGGTACGGGTTCGCCCTCCAGCCCGGCGTCTTTAGCCCGGAAGCGCAGCAGGTTGTCGTTGTCGAACTGGAACCACTCGGGTGGTTTGCCCACGATATCGGTGATGGCCCAGGACTTAACCGAACGGCCCCACATGATTTCGCAGGGCTGGTACCCGTAGAGCACGGCGTCGGTCATCTCGCCGATGATGCGGGAGATATCAAGGTCGTCGAGCATGTCATTAATAAAGCTGAATACCCGCTCCGGGGCATGACCACGTTCAAGCCCACGCTCCAGCGACTTCACCGCCGCTTTGCGCCTGCGGATACAGCCACCAACCAGCGGGTCGGTGCGCAGCTCGCGATAGATGCGGATATCCCGGCCCTGCGATTTTAGGATAGGATCGGGATTGGGCAGGTACATCCCCAGACCGAAGAAGTCGATAGAGCGGCTGCGGGACGCAATCTGCTCCGTCAGCGTCTTGTTCGGCTCGGCAAAACTGACAAATTCATTGGGTGAAACCCAGAGTCCACGCGGCATCAGTAACCCTCCAGCATGCGGGCCGACTGGCGACGACGGCGTGAGCTTGCCTTCACCGGCCCTTTGTTAATTTCACGGCTGGCAAAGTACGCCAGCGCCAGCGAGATAGCCGAGTCCCCGTGGCGTTTGCCACTGTCCGACTTCGCTTTTGACCGCTGTTCAGGCACGCGGGGAACGCCGTTAACCACCTGAACGGCCCGCAGATCATCCAGCGTGTCTTCATCCTTCGGCAAATCAATCAGGTTGCCATCCTCCAGCGCAGCCTTGACCGGCGGCATATGTTCGCGGTACCAGCTCTCAGTAGGCATGACCTGCTTCACCCGGCTGGAGCCGTAGCGCTGCATGGCATACTCCGCCAGATAGGAGCCGTTACCTCGGGCATCAAGTGCCGCGCCCATCAGGTTTGGCAGACCGTCCATCAGGTACCAGGTGATTTGTTCCTGCTGTTTGAACGGCACATTACGCAGTTCCATCACGAACGGTACGCGGCGTACCAGGTTCTTCTCCTGCAGCAATGGATAGTCCACCGACAGGTCACCGCTGCGGCCAAAGTCACGCCCTAAAAAAGAGCGGGCATCAGCGGGGAGCGCCTCCAGCAGCGGCTTCAGATTCTCATCCAGCCAGTCCTGCGTTTCACTGAAGCGCTCAGCGTCGGGCTTCAGCTCGTAGCCCTCCGGGCAGGTCAGGCGCAGCACCGGCGTATCAGGTGACATACGGGACTCAATCAACGCGCGGGACAGCCAGGCACCGCCGCCGTTGGCCGGGATACAGTCAAGCTCTTCAGATGCGCCGGTGCCGTAGAACTTGTACACCGACGCCATCCACGCCTGTTCAGCGTCCTGCGTCCATTCCTTCCCGGTTCGCAGGCAGACACGGTGAAACAAACCCTGCGCAACGGCTTCTTTGAAGGCAATTCGCTGTACGCTGCCCCCCTGACGTCCGGCACGGATATCGCCAATAAGCGTATTGAACGGGTTGTCGTCACCGTCATGGGTAGAGATAACGCGCACCTTACCGCCCCAGATAAGCATCGCCAGCGCCGCTTTCAGCAGTTCATCCAGTTGCTCATGGAACGCGGCCTCATCAATAACGATAATGCCCTGACGGCCACGCAGGTTAGACGGGCGACTGGACAGCGCGACAACGCGGAAGCCGGAGTCGGGAAACTTGATGGTGTAGGTCTTGATATGCTTATCGTCTTCGTCCTCTTCCCAGAAACCTTCTTCAATCTCGCTGGCGGCGTAGTTGAATGCCCGCGCCCACATGGCACAGGCCTGGATATACTCAACGGTCATGTCCTGGTTATAGGCAATGTAATAGACGTTCATGCCACCCGCAGGTGCCGAAGAGGCAGCGGTCAGCACGTTATCGGATGCCTCAGCCCAGGTAATACCGGTACGGCGACTCTTTTCAATCACCTTGAGCGGAGAGGTATCTGCCACCCAGCGCTGCTGGTAAGGCATCAGAACAGCGGGCACATCCAGCGCCGAGGTATCAGGCAAAACGGGAGCAAGCTGACTCATGTGGCAATCCCCAGAATTTCACGTCGCAGCGCCTGTACGGCATCAGCAGACAGGCCACCCTTGCGTGCAATCTTCTCGGCATTACCCGCCGCCAGTCGGGCGCGGTCACGGACTTCGCTCTGAAATTTCTTCAGGTTGACGGAGGCGCGGGACAGCGTGGCCACGTTTTTAGCGACCTTGGACAGCAGCGCCACGCGCTCTTTGGGGTCGACTTCGCCTTCTTCTGCTTCCTGCAGCTGGACGATACTCTCGAACAGCTCGGTCTGGATCAGGGCGATGACGGCTTCCGAACGCGCATCCTGATCGTCAGCCGCCCCCTCGGTCAGCATACGGGCCGCTTCGGTGGCCGCACGGATGGCACCATAGCGGCGCTCAATCTTCTGGCCATAGCGATGAATAGCTGATTTGCTGATGACGTAACCCTGCTCACGCAGCAGGGATTCCAGTTCGGAATAGCCGCTGAAGCCGGATTCATTCAGCGCCCGCTCAAGCCAGCGCCGCACGTTTTCCGGCAGCTTATCTATCGTGCTGCGTCTGGCCATCATTCACTCCAGTACTTTTCCGGGCGGGCAATGCCGGGGCCGCATTCAACGGTATATTCCACCAGGTCAACACCGAGGCGGGTCAGATCGGCAAACCAGTCGCCGGACGGCTTCTTCTCCAGATCAACCATCTTGCGGTCAGCCAGATAGTCCAGCTCCCGACGCAGCTCAAGATGCGTGGTGTCCGGGTAGATGGCGCGGGACACATCCAGCAGCAGCGTTTCGCTGGCGGTATACGGGCGGGTTTTGTTCAGAGCGACCAGCAGACTCCAGCGCAGGGATTCCCGGCGCACGCGGGCGATATCAACCATGGTGACCTCCTGTATGACGGTACTGTTGTACCACTTCCAGTTTGTTGTAGAGTGCGTCCAGCTTGGCCTCGATGACCGTCTGGCCCCGGATGTAATCCTCGCGGCGGACGTAATTGAGGGGCAGTTCAGCCCGGAAGCGCATAAATTCTTTTTCCAGTTCACCCCAGTTGGAGGCGGACTGCTGCAGCGACTGCTCAAGCGAAGCGAATCGCGCCGCCTGACGCTCCTCAGCCTTGCCAAATAACCATTTGGCGATGCCGCCGACAAAACTCATAAAGGTGATGAGAAAGCCCACCACCGTCCAGAATTCAACCTGCAACGTCATTTCTGTAATCCTTCTCGTTCGTCCAGCAGACCGTTTATCTGGCCTCGCCAGATGCGGCACTGCTTCGCGTTGTCGATGATGTTGGCGAGGACGTCACGCTGGGATACGCCTGAGTTGCGTAGCCCGGCGTCAGGGGTTTCAGGAGGCCGGGACGCTGTGCCAGTGCCGGTGTCAGCGGCGGCAGTTGCGTTTGAATGACCGGTGTCGACGGATGCGTCGTCATATCCGAGGGCTGCGTTGTACTGGCGCACGAAACCGCGAGTAAACACGCACTCAATGGGATGGCTCTTGCCTTTTTCATCAATCCAGCGCTGTGTGACATCATCAATTTTCTCTTTCAGTTGTTGGTTCTGGTTTTCAAGCAGCGATACCTGCTCAAGGTAAGTCGCCTCTGCCTGATGGCCTGCGGCTACCTGCTCCTGATAGCGTTTTGCCCAGGCCCGCAGCGCGGTGTTCTCCATCTCCGTCTGCTCACGGCGGTACGTATCGAACTGCGACTGCAGCTGACTGAGTGAGGCATTCCCGTCGCGCTCAGCGCTGCCGTGTCCCTCGCTGTAGCCCCAGCGGTAGAGGCCATACAATACGCCCGCAACCGCAACGGCCAGCAGCATGCCTCGCCACGGCAGTTTTTTTATCAGGCTAGTCCACACAGCTGCCGCCTCCCCAGGTGAGATAGCGCGGGGCCAGTTCGTGCAGGATGCGCTGCGGATAGTGACGGTTCTCCCGCCAGTTGGCAGCGCTGCGTCCGGCATTCACCGTGGCGACATGCTCAAACCAGCGGGTACCGTCCAGCCCGTTCTGCACAGCCAGACGCTTATCACGCTGTACCCAGCCCAGTCCGCCGTTGTAGCCCGACAGCGTCATGGCCATCCGCTCACAGTTATCGGCGGCACTGACACGCTGCCACAGCCAGCGGTCATAGCTGACCAGCGCCCGGATGGCCCATGCAGGATTAAACGGCTCGCGGCTGTTCAGGCCCGGTACCAGCTGACTAATCCAGTCGGCGGTGGCGGGCATAAACTGTGCCATCCCCTGAGCACCCACCGGCGATACGGCATCGGGTCGCCAGCCGCTTTCCTGATGCAGCTGCGCGGCGAAGTCGGCCACCGGCGCTGACATTCCCCATTCAAGCCGGGCATTACGGATCACATCGGCGCGGTACTGCAGGGCCGCGTGCGGAGGCTGTGCCGCTCTGGCCTGGCTGAAGAAACCACCGCACCAGAGCAGCCAGGCGATCACCAGGTTGCCAGCAAGCTGCCACCAGAAGCTATGCCTGTCGTTGCGTGGTTCACCATGCTTGATGGCGGTCACGCCCAGACCAAAGGCCAGCAGGATGATGAGTGTGATTTGAGGCCAGCTCATGGTTACAGTCCCGTCGCCACGGCCAGACAGACCGCTGCAACAATCAGCGCACGGCGGATCAATGCGGCAGAAAAGACCAGGTGGAGACCTGTCTGTACCGGGTAACGACCAGACGCCATCAGCGTTTCATCATGCTTCAGGTACTGGCCGGGGCGGGCTTTGGGGAACAACGAACGGTCGAGCCAGTAGCCGAGTACCGCGGCGAGCGTGATGAGCGACAGCTTGTAGACCACCACCGGCAGCTGCTGCGGCGATACCAGACCGATGGTACCGAGCAGCAGCACAGCGGTCAGCAGCCAGCCGCTGAGTCGGGGCTTTTTAACGGTGGGAATAATTTTCTTCAGGTTTTTCATGGTGCGTCTCCTTGTTGTGTGGGAGACAGCATCACAAATGTCGGGGGAAATGAATTTTAAACAGCGTTAATAGTGAAGCGATGGGGCAAAACGCATGATGACTTTGAAAGAACGACAAGCCGGGTGCACCAATACCTGACTAGCCAACAAACACAGATATTTTTCTGAAGGGGAAACGTATGACTTCGGTAACGGCTAAATCAAGCTCACTCTGCCTGATGGGGATCACCTGCGATGAGTATGAAACTGCGGCAAAAATTTACACCCTCAGCGTCAATGCTGACAATCTTGCAGAGGCAATAAGAGAGATGCAAGCCGCGCTTGAGCAGGTGGAGAAAACGCCACGAATGCTACCTGAAAATAAGCTGAAAGGAATACTCATTGGACAGATAAGACTGACCATCAGCGCCAATCCAAAAAGCAGATCGGCTTGCTAACTATCTGGCCGTCATATTGCTCATTCCGTTACCCGCCTGCCCGTTGATGCCGGAAGTGGGATCAGTATCTCCCAGAATGGATCTTCACCATTTGCATATGTAAGACTTTCACCTGACCAGTACAGATGCGCCCGACGATATATATCCAGAAGCGGACCATCACTGTTAAGCAGTCTCATATCACCACGGTGAACAGGGTTCTGGTTCCTTACTTCATATATCGGCGCTGTCCGTATTCCATCATCACCACGCTCGTTGGCCAGCAATTCCCTGAATTGTTTAACCTCACTGATTTCCTGACAGGCAAACATCGACTGATATCGGGACGGTTTATCAGGAAAGTCGCTACGCCGTACAAGTTCAAGGATGAGACCAATCAGTAAGGCGCTGTCCCTTTGATGGTCTTCATCGAAAAGCGCAGGGTTGTAGAGGTAGTTATGGCCGTGCTTTGACAACCCTTCTGGATACATTTGATTCAGGAAATCAGCCAGCTCTGGCTGTTTTGGGGTGTAGTGACGCAGCGGTATCTCATGGAGTGAACGCAGGCTATTAGCGGAATCAAGCGTGTAATACTTTTCCAACGGAAGGTACATCCTCATCAAATCGGCTAAATGACGTGCTCTTATGCCGCCATCCAGTAAACCGCATTAATAGCCGCCGAACATCCCAAAACCTCATCCTGACAGTGAAAGAACGACCAGCCCGGTGCGCTAACATCGGGCTGGCCATCAACCCACAGAGTGTGCTGTGAGCCGACCAGGGTTCAGTCAGTCTCGCGAGACCGGACTAGCCTGCCATATTTTCACTGACTGTAAAAGGCTTACGGATAATGAAAGAACAATCTTTGCCCATCGTTCCATGGATCGGCGGTAAACGCCGTCTGGCTAAACATATTTTGCCGCTTTTCCCAGCTCATACCTGTTATGTAGAGCCATTCAGTGGCGCAGCTGCTCTGTTTTTTCTCAAGACACCCAGCAAGACTGAAGTTATCAACGATATCAATGGCGAACTGGTGAACTTATACAGGGTAGTGAAACACCATCTGGAAGAGTTCGTCCGGCAGTTTAAATGGGCGCTGGTGAGTCGCCAGATATACAAATGGTTGCAGGATACGCCAGAAGAAACGCTGACTGATATTCAGCGAGCAGCCCGGTTCTACTACCTCCAGAAGCAGGCATTTGGCGGCAAAGTAGCAGACCACACCTTCGGTACTTCGACCACCAGTGCACCACGCTTTAACCTGCTGCGTATTGAAGAAGAACTGTCGATGGCGCATCTGCGTCTGTCGAGAACATTGATAGAACATCTGGACTGGCAACAGTGCATAAAGCGCTATGACCGCCCCCATACGCTGTTCTACTGCGACCCTCCATACTGGGGAACGGAAGGCTACGGCGTGGAGTTTGGGCTGGAAAACTATGACCACATGGCGGAACTGGCGCGTAGCATCAAAGGAAATATGATTATTTCGGTGAACGATATCCCGGAAATGCGGCAGGCATTCGACGGCCTGAATATCCAGACGGTGGATATCAGCTACAACCTTAAAGTCACCGGGAAAGCCTCACGACGGAAAGAGTTAGTGATTTGTAATTTTTGACGGTTAGGCGAGCAAAGGAGGTGAAGTTTCTACATCACCTCCTTAATCCCGAAGTGAGTGCGACTAACGAGATTTTTCTTTATCGAGTTTTATGACCATATCACCACCAGGTACATCCATTCTGTCGAGACAAACGGACTGGCAGGCTGATTTAGATATTTTCACTTCATGGGCATTATTCGATATAAATAAGAAGCAGTTATTCCCAGAGGCAGCGTAATCATTCGGGATATTATTATCGTCTTTGATATGGAATTGCACTGTTGTTACTGGCCGCATGCTGTCATCAGACACCTCAAACTTATCGAAATTAACAGCGTATTTGTCCAGACCAGGACACTGTTGGCGAATAAAAGGCAGCTCGCGCTTTACAATCGGATTATCGGTCTCAACACTAAAGACAGCGTGATCTGCTGCTGAGCTTTGTACGTCAGTAGGGTCAGCATTATCACCACACCCAGCCAGAAGAAAAATCGTTGGTAATAGAAATTTTCGTATAGTCATATTATTAACTCTTCAATGTTCTTAATAGGAACAAATTAACCCACATTTTTTAAATTTTTAAGCTTTGAGGACAATTCCTGAAGCTGCTTTTCCATCTCAATTACACGCTGTTTTTCTTCAGCGCCTCGCATGAGATCTCGTCGAACCTCAGGGTCGAGCTGATTTAATAGCTCAAGCATTTTAAGGTCTGCTTGACTGAAGCTTTGCGTTGCTGGTTCAGCTTTTGGCACCTCACACTCATCCTCCCCCTTGCCGGTGAGTAACCAGTCAAGGGAGATCCCCCTTTCCTCAGCAATGTTTATGCAAATTGAATAAGGCACAGAGTCTCGCTTTCTCCAGCTAGCTAAAGTCTGTCTGTTAACGTTCAGCGCCCGAGCCAGCTCACTGTCGTTATCGACATTAAACAGTGACATGAGTCGCAGAAGCACTGCATCAACGGCCTTTTTATTCATTTCAAATAAATCCCACTTGAGTTATTCATTTTGAATAAGTACACTTATTCATATTGAGTACATCATAACCCAACAGGAACACGGTGCATATGAACAAACAACAGGTTCGAGCACGACTGGTTGAACGGGGCAGTAGCCTGCGCCAGTTCGCGCTTAACGCAGGCTATGAGCCGCGAACTGTCACCCAAGCGGTAAGCCGCTGGGCTGGCAAAAATGAGCTTCCTCGTGGACGTCTGACGTATCGCATTCTGCGCGATCTGTCTGTCGTGATTGGCAAAGAAGTTACACCGGGCATCCTTCAGGAGGCGTCATGAGCAAAACAAATATTTCCAGCTCTGGCTCTCGCATCTTGCGAGTTCTTAAAGCGCTTCGCGGTCATGCCTTGAACGGTGTTTCAAACGGTGAGCTGGCCTCAGCCCTCGGAGAATCTCCGGCCAATATCAACCGGGCGTTGAATACCCTTATTGAAGAAGGTCTTGCACTGAAACTGGATAACGGCCGCTTTGCACCTGGTGTCCAGCTTTTGCAAATCGCCATGGCACACAGCAGCGAGATGGCTAGGGCACAAGATCGCATCAATGAAATTAACCAGCGTGTCATGGCTGGCAGCCGTTAAGGAGAAATAATGGGACGTACAAAATCACAATCAGTTGAATTAGTTGAAGATGCGCCATTAAGTGGCGACCTTGATATCAGCCTCAATGCTATGTCCGAACATCGCCTCGAAATCATGCAGCAGTTCGGTGATGGTCTGCCGTATGAACGTGATCGTATTGTTCATGAGACACGGTTTTACATGGCTCAGAGCGCTGAGGCCATGCTGGAGGCGGGTAAGAGGCTTGTAATTCTTAAAGAGAATGAACCACATGGTGATTTCATCGAGATCGTAACGGGACAATTGGGATTACCCAAAAGTACAGCGCATCGAATGATGCAAGCGTCGTTGAAGTATTTATCACCATCCCTTGAGTCAAAAGTCCCAGCGCTGGGACTTTTGGGTAAAACAAAACTTTTTGAGTTGATGACCGAAGATGATGAAGACCTTGCCGAATTAGCCGATGGCGGCACGATTGCCGGTATGAGCCTTGATGATATTGATCGCATGACCAGCCGCGAATTGAAGGCAGCACTGCGCGAGGCTCGCGAAACTAACTCAGCACAACAGCGTGTTCTCGCTGACAAGAATGAGAAGATTGACGCGCTATCCACCAAACTGGAGAAAAAATCCCGTATCCAGCCGCCCAAGCCTGACGAAGAGGTGAAGAAACTGCGGGCTGAAGTAACAGCATTATCCACCGAAGCGGAATCAGCCATCACCGTTCGCCTTTTCAGCGCGTTTGAAACTCTGTGCGCATATTGCGCAGAAAATCAGATTGATACGCCCAAAGATTTTATGGCAGGGCTTGTTTGTGAGCTGGAATATGCCGCCCGCAGCCTTCGTTCGACCTTTGACCTTCCAGATACCCCGACAGGCAACGCTGCTCCAGCCTGGCTGACTGAGCCAGAACCTGAGATTAACCGGCAGGAGGCGTAACCGATGAGCGCCGCCCTGACTGAACGACTGGTTTCTGTTGCCCGCGCGGCACGTGACGCGGGGCATGGAAAGCGCGGTGCGGTATATGACGCAGCCTGCGCTGAGCTGGGCCTCTCCCGCGCCACACTACTGCGCAAGCTGAAGGAGGTATCTGTGACTGATAAACGTAAAAAGCGCATTGATGCCGGTCGCAGCGCACTGAGCCGCGACGAAGCCGCAATGATATCTGCAACCCTGCGTGAAGCGACCCGTAAAAACGGCAAGCGCCTGTATTCCATCGCCGATGCGGTGGAGACCCTGCGCACTAACGGTTTTATCTCCGCAGGCAGAACGGATGAAGAAACCGGCGAGTTCTTCCCGCTGTCTGAGGACACCATCAGCCGCGCTCTGCGTAACTACGGCCTGCACCCGGAACAGCTGGACGCCCCGGCTCCGTCTTCTGAGATGGCCAGCCTGCACCCAAACCACGTCTGGGAGATTGATGCTTCACTCTGCACCCTTTATTACCTGAGCAACGGCCACAAGGGATTACAGGTGATGGACAGCGCGAAGTTCTACAAGAACAAGCCAGCCAATATTGCCCGCATCGCCAGTGACCGCGTGTGGAGTTATGAGATTACCGACCACACCAGCGGCTGGATTTACGTTGAGTACGTGATGGGTGCGGAATCCGGTGAGAACCTTTGTTCTGTGCTTATCAACGCCATGCAGGAGCGCGGTGGCGCGGATGTGCTGCACGGCGTGCCGAAAATACTCTACCTCGACCCCGGCTCAGCGAACACAGCCGGTATGACTAAAAACATGTGCCGCTCGCTGGGTATCGACCTGATAGCGCACAAGCCGCATAACGCCCGCGCGACTGGCCAGGTGGAAAAAGCCCGCGACATAATCGAACGCAAGCTGGAGCCGGGGCTGAAGTTCCAGCCGGTCAACAGCCTGGAAGAGCTGAACGCACTGGCCGTGAAATGGCGCAGCCACTTCAACGCCACGGCAGTTCACAGCCGCCACCGTAAAACCCGCACGGATATCTGGCTGAAAATTACCGCCGATCAACTTCTGAAAGCGCCGTCTGTTGAGGTCTGTCGAGAACTTGCCGTAGCCGCGCCGGAAAGCCGTAAGGTGACGTCAAAACTGCGCGTACCGTTCCGGGGTATCGAATACGACGTCTCTGCAGTGCCAGGCGTCATGGTAGGCGAGAAACTGATGATTACCCGTAATCCATGGCGCACCGACGCCGCTCAAGTGGTGCTTACTGGCGAAGACGGCCACGAGATGTTCTTCCTGGTCGATGAAGTGAAAAAGAATGAATTCGGTTTTGCCGAGAAAGCGGCTGTCTTTGGCGAAAGCCATAAGGCAGTAGCGGACACCCCGGCGCAGACAGCGGCAAAAGAGATTGAACAGCTTGTCACCGGCACGGAAAACGCCACTGATGCCGCAGCGGCGCGTAAAGCTAAAGCGCTGCCGTTCGGCGGCAGGCTTGACCCTTACAAGCATATTGACGATACCACGCTGCCGACTTATATGCCGCGCCGTGGACAGGCTTCTGAAGTGCGTAGCCCCCGTGTTGAGCATCGCCCTTTGACTCACGTTGAAGCAGCGAAGGTACTGCGTGAGAAGTTCACAGCAAGTGGGCACAAGTGGACGCCGGAGCACTACCGCCAGTTAGCGGCACAGTACCCGGATGGCGTACCGGAAGTTGCGCTGGATGAGGTGATGGTCACCCTGACCACTCCGGCCCGCAGCAGCGTTATCAGCATCGTTAACGGCAACTGAGGAGGAAGACATGCTGGTACTGAAGCAACAACTGAAAGAGGCCCGCATCCCGCAGGCGGTGGTGGCGAGAGCCGTTGCCGTTTCCGAGGCCACGCTGGCCCAGATTGTGAACCATAACGAGTGGCCCCGCACCAGTCCTGAGGAGGTGCGCCAGCGTCTGGCGTCTTATCTGGAAAGTCAGGGGATTGATACAGCGAAGAGTTTTGATGCTGCACAGGGCGCTGTCACGCCCCGTACAGCGGGCACTACCAATAAAACCAACCTCAGTGAGGAAGAGAACATGTTACTCAAAAAGCAGGTGTTATTTCCAGCAACTAAAAAAGCGTTTGGCCTATTCCGTGACCCGTTTGCCGATGATGCCATGCAGGGCGCAGAGGATGTGTTCACCACGCCCGATATCCGCTATGTGCGTGAAGCGCTTTACCAGACCGCCCGCCACGGTGGCTTTATGGCGGTTATCGGTGAGTCCGGCGCGGGTAAATCCACGCTACGCCGCGACCTGATTGAACGCATCAACCGTGAGAATGCGCCAGTGGTGGTCATTGAACCCTACATCATCGCCATGGAAGACAACGACGTGAAAGGGAAGACCCTGAAGGCGGCAGCTATCGCCGAGGCCATCGTCAGCACCATCGCGCCGCTGGAGAATATCAAACGCAGTCAGGACGCCCGCTTTCGTCAGTTGCACCGCGTACTGAAAGACAGCTGCTCAGCGGGTTTCAGCCACGTTCTGGTGATTGAGGAAGCCCACAGCCTACCGATCCCAACTTTAAAGCATCTCAAACGTTTCTTTGAGCTGGAGTCCGGGTTTAAACGGTTGCTGTCCATCGTGCTGATTGGCCAGCCGGAGCTGGCAGACAAACTTTCTGAACGCAACATGGAGGTACGTGAAGTCGTACAGCGCTGCGAGGTGGTTGAACTGTTGCCACTGGACAACAGCCTCGAAGAGTTTCTGGCGTTCAAGCTGCAACGCGCCGGTAAGCAGCTGGCCGATGTTATGGACGCCAGCGCGGTGGACGCCATTCGTGCCCGCCTGAGCAATCTGGGCCGCAACCGTAAAAGCATGGTCAGCCTGCTGTATCCGCTGGCCGTCAGTAACCTGGTGATAGCCGCCATGAATCTGGCTGCTGAAATCGGGGTTCCACAGGTTAACGCCGACGTCGTCAAAGGGGTTTAACAATGAAATGTATTACCGATATCAACCAGCAGTTGCACCATTTGCAGTCTGCCATTGCCGCGCTGAACGCCATGAACAGCACCGTTCAGAGCGTCATGATTGTAGGCAGCAAGCCGGTCATCCGCATCGCCAGAAACGGTCACTGTGCCCGCCTGCTTGCACAAGGGAAAGCAAGTTATATCCATGTTGGCCATGACGGTTCAGGCCGCTTTCGTCAGGGCGTCTTTGAGTTGCATGGCTGCCGGATTACCTGGTCAGAATCATTACATTAACCACAAGGTGAACAAAAATGAGCGAAATAAACAAAGACGAATATATGAAAGACCGCAAAGGCCGTCTGGTGCCGGTTGCGCAGGTGTCCGATTACGATCTGGCGATGGATTCCTTTGTCAAAGAGCAGGTCGCGGCAGCTAAGGTCAAAAGTGCTGACCTCAGCGACTTCAAGCAGCGTGCTTTTGATGAGTGCTATGCCTGGCTTGACCTCGTGGCCGAGAAGTACGGCAGAACACGTGGCGGGGTTAAGGGTAACGTAACATTCAGCAGCTTTGACGGCAGTGAACAAATCACTATCCGTGTGCAGGAAACCCTGACTTTCGGGCCTGAGCTGCAGATCGCCAAAGACCTGATTGACGAGTGCGTTACCGAGTGGTCTGAAGGCGCGAACGCCAACCTGCGGGCCATCATTGGTGACGCCTTCCAGGTTGACAAAGAGGGCCAGCTTAATACCGGGCGTATTCTTTCCCTGCGCCGGGTCAAAATTCAGGACGAACGCTGGAACCGGGCGATGGAGGCGATATCGGAATCACTGCAGGTAGCCATGTCCAAAACCTATATTAATTTCCGGGAGAAAGACAAACACGGGAAGCTAATTAATATCCCGTTAGATATCGCTGCCATTTAATTTTAATTCAATTTCTTTTTATTTCGGCGTCAGCGTCGTGGGTTTCTGCACGCCGAAAACAGCTTTAAGGAATTAAACATGTCCATCAAATGTACCAACTGCCAGAAAGGTATTACCACCATGAAGTTCAGCGAGGCCAGCGTCATTACCTCCGGTAAATACCGTGTCCCTGCGGTTCTCGTCACGCTGGTATGCCCTCACTGCAGCCAGCATTACTACGTGGAAGTCCCTGCCATGGAGTTCATCCCCTGCGAGGCGAAAAAATGAAAGGCATGAAATTATATAACCGCTCCACTATTTATAGCCTGGCCCTGAAAACCTTCGGCCCTGAAGCACAGGCGCTGAAGTTGATGGAAGAAGCCGCCGAACTGGCCGCTGCTGCCGCCCGCAACATGAATGGGCTGGGCAGTGAAGTTGACCTGGCTGGCGAACTGGCCGACGTTGAAATCATGATTGAACAGTTCCGCCTCAACGGGATGGGCCTGATGATTGACTATCATAAGCAGCAAAAGCTGGAACGCCTCGCCGAACGTCTGGGGGTGACTTATGCCACAGAATAATAAGCTAACTGAAGAACGTCTGCTCTTTATCTATCAAAGCCTGAAGCGCTGGGCCGATCATGATGCCGTATTAAACAGCTATATCAGCGGTCAAAAGATAGACCCAATATTTCATGACTGCGTTGTAGCACTGGCTGAGTTGTTAGATCACCGCAAATCAGGTACGTCTGAACCTGTTTCATTCGATGCGCTCAACGCAGCAGTAGCAGAGGTTACTGGCGGCAACCAGCACGCCTGGAATGGTAATATTTACAAGGGCCATCAGGAAGTTCCATTTATCAATTACAACTCACTATCGCGCATTGTTGAGAAATTCAGGGCTGCACAGCCACCAGTGCCGGAAGAGATTATGCCAGACCACGATAACACCTATGACTATGTAAACGGCTGGAACAACTGTCGTGCTGCAATGCTTCGTCACCAGCCAGTGAACGAACAGGAACAGTGGAAGCTGGGGGCTAAATGATGAAGTTCTTACGCAAGAAGAAAGCATCAAAACCATGCCGTACTACTGCTAAATATCTTTTTGCTCGCGCCTTTTTTAAGAACGTAAGGCCTGGGATTCAAATTGGTGTTATTGCAGGACGCGAGCAAGTTAAAAATTACATGTCAGGTGCATGGTGGAATAACAACCCGATTATTACGGCCCGTAATATTCATATCAACTGGGGCGGGATTCATTATGATCGCTGAAACTATTGTTTGTGCCCTGTTCTGGTATGGTTTTGTGGGCTGGTGTACTGCTGAATTGCACCGGCGCTCTGGGTTTTATTCACGTTACACCGGAGCCAGTCATTGGATCAGTTGGGCCGTTATGTTCCTGTGCTGGCCTGTAGCGCTTCCTTTATATGTCGATTATATCGGTGGCGCAGGTAGAAGGAGCGGCGATGATGACTAAACAGCGTCTTATTCAACTCATCCATATTGCCCGCAGCGACCTCCAGATGGATGAGGATACCTACCGCCAGATGCTGCAGGGGTTAACCGGCACAGCTTCAACCAAAGGGATGGATCTTCCGCAGCTAACTAAAGTGCTGGATTCCATGAAAAAGAAAGGATTCAGGGTTAAGCCTGCCGGAAACGCTAAAACCGGTATTGCGCTGGATGACCATCCACAGTCTCGCAAAATACGCGCTCTCTGGCTGGATATGGCTACTGCAGGCGTTATCCGTGACAGTTCTGAACTCTCGCTGGCACGTTGGGTGAAACGGGAAACCGGTGTTGACTGGTTGCGCTGGCTGAACTCGGAACAGGCCAGTAGTGTTATTGAGAAGCTCAAAAAGTGGCATTACCGGACAACGGGGAAACGAACATGAGCGACCATAGCCAGTTTCGCAGTAAAGGGCCTGAATTGCTGGTTGAACTTGCCCAGCATACCGCTACAACGGTGCGTGAAATCATCGAGATTGACATCGCAGTGGCTGACCAAATCGGCGAGGCAGTAGCCAACCGCATGATGCAGGTCTGGGGCGGGCAGAACGTGTATTTCCCGATGGGCATGGTCTGGAAGGTCAGCCAGCGCGACAGGGAAATCTTTCTGGAGTTCGACGGACGCAACCATCACGAGCTGGCACGCAAGTTCGGCGTTTCGCTACAGTGGATCTACAGCGTGGTGAAACGGGTTAAAAGGGAAGAACTGGATCGGATGCAGGGTAAGCTGTTTGATGGTGAACCTGATGACGATGCCGGGACGAGGGAATAA